TAAGGGCCGTCCTGTTCCTGTTTTCAGTGAGGCTGGTTCTCCTAGTGAGGGCTTGCCTGGTGGCGGTGGTTCTGTTTTTACAATGCCTCTTGAAAACACAGTTTACAGAGATGTAAAGGTTAAGCAGAAGGTAAAAGTAAAAGACTGTCTTGTTGTAGAAAATATGCCGCACATGGAGTTTCTTGCACATCCAAAGTCAAAAGACATTAATGATAAATATGGCAAAGGCCACAAGGCTGAAATAGAACTTCATTATCTCAAGAAAGTTAACGAGATGATGGGCGGCGATTATTTTAAAAACCTTGATGAAATAATTGTTGATACTGCGGGGCGCACCACTGATATCAGTGATGATGGAAATGCTGATACATATTTTACAGATGAGAAAGCCGCTCTTGCATATACTCTTACTGGACATCCTGTTCATGGGCAAGACCCGAAGGGGATGGTTAATTACATTGAGTGGTACACAAGAGAAGATGTCAATGGTGATGGTTTTTTAGAAGATATTATATGTTTTTTTGCTGACAAGAAATTGATAAGATGGGAAATAAACGAAGAGGGGATGGTTTCTTTCTCAGCGGCAAAGCCTATTATTGAACCTTTTAAGTTTTATGGGACAAGTTATGCTGACCTGATAATCGAGATACAAAATCTCAAAACGATGATTGTCAGAAGGGTTTTTGACAACTTTGATTTTCAGAATTTAGGCAGGTGGCTTGTAGATCCAAGTGCTTGCGTTGACAGAAGAGCATTACTTGATAATAGACCTAATTCCATTGTTACAGGTAAAAAGGATGGTGTAACGAATCTGTTCCAGAATGCTTTCAGTCCTAGTGCTGGCATATCTCTTCTTGAATATGTCGATAAGATGAAAGAGAACAGAACTGGTGTTCATGGGTTACAGCCTCAGACTACCTCCAATACAGCTACGGAAATACATCATTTAGAGACGACCACTATACAAAGACTTGAGTTAATCGGGCGTATTTTTGCAGAAGTAGGGTTAAAAGATTTCTATGTGAAATGTGCCAAGCTATATCAGCTATATCTTGAAGATCCTTTTAAGACGAAGATTAATGGCGTTGAAGTTGAAGTGACGCCGGACATGATACAAGGCAAGATAATAGCTACTGTTGATATGGGTGTGGAAGCCTCAATAGGCATACAAGAGGCGCAGAAGGTACAAATGGTGCTTGGTGTCCTTGGTGGGCTTAATGCTCAATATCCGGGTCTTATGGGGCCAAAACAGGTACACAGTATTTGCAGGAAATTTATTAATGCTACAGGCTTTAAACAGATTGATGATTTTGTAGCTACGGAAGATGAGTTTACTCAGACAGTACAGCAGGCACAGCAAGCTCAATCAGAAATGCAGCAGAAAATCATGCAACTTGAGCATGAACTGAAACAGGCAGAGCTTATGATTAAGGCTAAAGAAGTAGAAGTCAAGTCTGCTAAAGCTGATGCTGATAAAGAAATACGGTCTGCTGGTGTTATACAGAAAGACAGGGCAAGCCAAAGAGATATGGAGGCAAGACTGGCTGACGTAGAAGCCAAACTAACTGGTATAAGAGTAAAACGTGAATCTAATAAAAACGATAATATGCTAAAGCTATTAACTGAAAATACAAAGGCTTCTCAAAAGAATAAACAGGGTAATTAATATGGGGCAAAGTTTTACTACTGAAGATAAAAGTATAGAGCAAATGCTTGAAGAAGGTATTGAGCAAAGAAAGCAAAGAGCTAGAATTGCTAAAAAGATACTTAATGATAAAGAGATTATGGGATTGTTTGATGAAATAAAACAGGGATACCATGAGGCGTTTGAGTCTTTAACGTATGGTACTACAATGGAAGAATACCAGACAATACATTAATAAAAGCTTAGAACAAATTATTGACTTGTTAAAAGCTTGGATTAATAATGAGGAAGTAGGTTCTGTAACTATTAATTTCTTTAAAGGTGGAATATCTAGTGTAAAGTTATTACAGACATTAAAAATGAATTAAATATAATATAAGTTACACAGGGATACTCAAAACAAATTGAAGCCCTTTTCGATGCTTAGGCATTGATTAGGGCTTTTTTTATTTGGCGACAATATGCCAAAAAATATTAATAGCAACAATAGCTATAAGAAAAGGAGACGACAATGTCTAATTTAACAGAAGAAGAAAAAAAGAAACAAGAAGAATGGGATGCTATCAAGATAGACGAAGCACCTATTGAACCCGAAGAAGAGGTACATGAAGAAGATGCTAAAGATAAAGAGCAGAAACCTAAAGAGGAACCTGCTGATGAGCCTTCAGATGAACATGCTGAAGAACTCGCAGAAGAACCTTCTGAGGAACATCCAGAAGAAACTCCAGAAGAGCCTGCTGTGGATCGAAAAGCTGTTCGTGAACCTCAATACAGGGAAATAGTACACAATGGGCAAGTATATCGTCTTACTGAGCAGAAGTTAATAGAATTAGCGCAAAAAGGGTTTGATTATGATTATAAGGTTGGGCCTCATAGTCGTATAGCAAAGCTTATAGAACGCTATCCTGACTTAGCTAATACTGTTGATCAATATGTTAAGGGTAAGTTGCAAGGTGGTGAAGAACAAACACCACAAGCAGAAAAACCAAAACAAGCATTTAAACCAAAAAGTATAGATGAGTATGAAACAGCGGATGAATGGTTAGAAGCAAATTTAAGTGAATATGTATCAAGGCAAGCACAAACTCAAACAGTACAGCAACCTAAAGAAGATATTGCTACTAAAATAGAGACTATTTGCAAGATACGTGATCCACATTACTTCTCATCTGTTTATCCACAAGTTATTAACTATATACCTAAATTAACTGTAGGTGACTATGATAGGATAAATAATGATTTAGGCGAGTTCTTAAAGTTTTACGACAAAGTAAAAGAACAGGTTATTAAACCTAAAAGCAAGATAAAGCCTAATCCATTAGTGGCAAAAGCACAACAGCAGTCAAAGAAACCTCCGTTTAAGGCTGGGATAAGTAATGTGCAAAAGAAACAATCAATAGATTCAGAAGAGAAAATATGGGAATTACCAAATAGTAAATTCACGGAGATAATAAATAAAGCTCGTGGATTCTAACAAGGAGATATAAATTATGGCTATTTTAACAGGTACAAGTCAAGTAGCGGTAAATATACAAGGGTATTATGACCGCAATTTGCTGGAAAGGGCTTTACCTTCTCTTGTTCATGGGAAGTATTGTCAGGCACGTCCTCTCCCTGCGAATAGCGGGACAAGGATTAATTTTAGACGTTATAATTCTCTGGCAGTCAATACTACAAGATTGCAAGAGGGTGTAACTCCAACAGGGAAACAGGCTTCCACCACTGACATATATGCGACTCTCAGTCAGTATGGTGATTTTATCGTATATACAGATTGGCTGAGTATGACCACTCTTGATAATTCTCTAGTAGAATTTTCGGGAATACTCGGAGAGCAGATGGGGTTGACTTCTGATACGCTTGATCGTGATGTCATGGTCGCAGGTACCAGTGTTCGATATGCGAATGATGTAGCTGCCAGAGCAAACGTAGCCACTGCAATATCGGCAACTGACATGAAAGCTGCTATCAGGATTCTTGAAGGTGGAAATGCCAAGAAGATAAGCGAGGCTATTCAGGCCGGTGCGAAGATAGCTACTGTTGCGGTACCAACTGCTTATAGAGCTATTACCCACACTGATATGCGGCAGGATTTTGAAGACATGGCCGGATTTACCAGAAGGGTGTTCAGCCTGATGAGATTGGTGCGTATGGGAATGTTCGCATAGAAACTACGACCAATGCAAAGATATGGGAAGCAGATGGTGTTGTTGTTGAAAGCGCACCTGGGCTTGTCACGTCAGACGATACCAACATTGATGTTTACGCCACTGTAATCCTTGGTGCCAATGCGGTTGGTACTACTCCTCTTCAGAAAGGCAATATTAAAAACATTGTAAAGAAGATAGGGGCAAGTGGTGTTGATGATGCTCTCGACCAAAGGGGCAGTTCCGGTTGGAAGATGGCGAAAGTAACCAAGAGACTTAACGAAGACTTCATGGTCAGAATTGAGTCTGGTTGCACAGATTTATAAGGAGGTAAAA